GTGCAGTAGAATCTCCAGAATGCCATTACGAATGGTGGGAATATTGTACATCATCTAATCCGAAAGTAGCAATTGCCGCTCCGCGAAGACACGCCAAAAGCACTGCGATTACCCTATCTTATGTGCTTGCTTGTGTTCTTTTTAGGAACCGCTCCTATGTGCTTATTATCTCAGATACAATCACACAGGCGACGCAGTTCTTAAACGACATTAAGCAACAACTCTACGATAACGAAAAGATTCGTAGTTTATTCAAGATCAAGGATTTTGAAAAGGATACTGAAGACGACATCATTGTATCATTTGAAGATGGCGAGAAGTTCCGTATCTCTGCCAAGGGATCAGAACAAAAGATGCGTGGTCTTAAGTGGGACAACAAGCGACCTGACCTGATTGTTGGAGATGATCTAGAAAATGACGAGATTGTCCTCAACGTGGAACGCAGAAACAAGTTCAAACGCTGGTTTTACGGAGCTGTCATTCCCTGTCTATCTACCCGGGGGGTTATCCGGATCGTTGGTACCATCCTCCATGAAGACAGTTTCCTTAACAATCTTATGCCCAGTGAATGGGACAAGCGAACAGTCATCACCGATCTTAAAACGTATAGAAGTTCTCCTAGAAGGGGTGAATGGCTATCAGTAAAGTATCGTGCACACAATGATGACTTTACAAAGTTCCTCTGGCCTTCACACTATACCAAAGAGTGGTACATTTCGACAAAGCAAGATTACATTGATCGTGGATTACCAGACGTATATTCGCAAGAGTACCTGAATATTCCGATTGATGAGTCTGTAGCTTATTTCAAACGTACTGATTTTATCTCAGAAACTGTAGAAGATAAGAAATCTAGACTAAACTACTATATTTCAGTAGATTTGGCGATTTCAGAGAAAGAAACAGCCGATTACTCGGTATTTTTGGTGGCTGGAGTAGACGAAAATAAGGTTCTACACGTCAAGAATATTATCCGAGAACGACTAGATGGTAGAGAAATTGTAGACACAATCCTGAGTTTACAACGAATTTATAATCCAGAGGCTATTGGTATCGAAGAAATGCAAGTGTCCAAGTCGGTTGGACCTTTCTTGCGAGAAGAGATGATACGGACAGGGGTTTATCCCTCTATCATTCCTCTAAAGCATAACGGTAAAGACAAGATAGCACGAGCTAAATCAATACAAGCTCGTTGTAGAGCAAAGTCAGTCAAATTTGATAAATCTTCAGAATGGTATCCAATCTTTGAAGATGAATGTACCAAGTTCCCACGAGGAACTAAAGACGACCAAGTAGACGCTTTTGCTTATATGGGCTTAATGTTGGATTCATTAATTGAAGCTCCGACTGATAAGGAAGTGATTGACGAAGAATACTATGACACCTTACGAGAATCAGGACAATCCGACTCAGGCCGTAGCAAATACACAGGATACTGAACTAAAAAAGTATCTTGAGTCCAATAATCTTTTAAAAGGTCTTGATGACGAGACTAAACAAAAGATTGCTAATCAAGTCTCAGAAGGTTATGAATACGATTTAAATTCCCGTGCTAAATGGGAACAGAATCTACAAGAATGGACTAATCTTGCCCTACAGGTACGAGAGGATAAAAGTTGGCCGTGGCCTAAGGCTTCTAATGTCAAGTATCCGCTTCTCTCCATTGCTTCAATGCAGTTTAATGCTAGAGCATACCCGTCTCTTATCCCTGCTACTGGGGATATTGTTAAGTGTTCTGTAATTGGTGCTGATCCACAGCAAGTTAAACTTGAACAAGCCAAGCGCGTAAGCAAGTTTATGTCATTCCAGCTTCTTCACGAAATGAAGAACTGGGAAGAAGATATGGATCGTATGCTTATCATGCTACCAATTGTAGGTACAATCTTTAAGAAAACATACTACAATTCGGTTCTTGGTCATAACGTGTCAGAACTAGTACTGCCTAAGAACCTTGTAGTTAACTACTGGGCTAAGAGTCTAGGTACTGCAGAGCGTATCTCAGAACTTATCCTTCTAAACAAGAGACAAATTAAAGAGCGTCAGATGTCAGAGATTTACTCTGACGTTGAGCTTGGTGATCCACAACCTGTCATTCAGCAGAATCAGCCTGTGGCTGTGATTCAGGATGACACAATGCCTTACGAAATCATTGAACAACATACGTTCTTTGATCTCGATAAGGATGGCTATGCAGAGCCATATATCATCACTTTTGAGCGTTCTAGCAAAACACTGCTACGCATGGTAGCTCGTTTTGACGAAGATACCATGTATCTAAGTGACGATGGCAAGCTACAAAAGATTGATCCAATTCAGTACTATACAAAGTTCAGTTTCATTCCAAACCCAGATGGTGGGTTTTATGACATTGGCTTTGGTGTACTACTAGGACCATTAAACGAGTCAGTTAACACTCTAATTAACCAGCTTATTGATGCAGGTACCATTAACAACCTGCAAGGTGGTTTCTTAGGTAAGGGACTAAAACTTAAGATGGGGGAGTCTGGATGGACTCCAGGCGAATGGAAAACCGTCCAGACGGCTTCTGATGACCTGCGTAAGCAGATTGTTCCATTACCTGCTAAGGAGCCATCTGAGGTTCTCTTCCAATTGATGGGGACTTTAATTACTTCCGGTAAAGAACTGGCAAGCGTGGCGGAAATCTTTGTTGGAAAGATGCCGGGTCAGAATACACCTGCAACCACAACAATGGCTACCATTGAGCAGGGGATGAAGGTATTCACGGCCGTATATAAGCGGCTGTACCGTGCTCTGTCAGAAGAGTATAAGAAGCTGTTTGATCTAAATCGTGTCTATCTAGACAATGACAAGTATGTCGCGGTACTAGATCAACCAGTTACAGTAGACGATTTTAATCGTAAACTTTACGATGTATGTCCAAATGCCGACCCATCAACACCTACTCAAACTGAGAAGTTGATGAAGGCACAGGCTCTATTAGAGCTATTACCAATTGGTATTCTAGACCCATTAGCAGTTGTTATGCGTGTGCTTGATGCACAAGAGCAGCCAAACATAGAACAACTTCTAAATGCTCAGATCAGAGAGACAGGGCAATTTACTCCTCCTCCTGATCCAAAACTCCAAGAAATGGAGATGAAGCAGCAACTAGAGGAAGTTAAAGCTACTGTTAAAATTCAATCTGAACAGCAAAAGATGGAACTAGAGAAGCGTGACCGTGTCATGCAAATGATGATGAGACAACAAGAGCACGCCCAAGAGATGGAAAACAAGAGACAAACAGCAGTACTGGACGGCCAGATTGCTGAACATAAGCAGAGAATTTTCTCTGTTACTGAACAAGCCAAAGTCAATCAACAGATGACTCAAAAGGATGTTCAGCATCGTCAGTCGATGGACCAAGCTAAGGAGAAACAGCAATTAGCGAAACAACAGACGAAGACTTCTTCCAAGCCTGGAAGAACCACGAAGTAACCAAACTGGTAATGCGAGAGTTTGATAAGCGAGCAGCTTTTCTAACAGAACAATTGCAGACATCAGCAGGTATTGATCCACACATGGATCGTTTCAATTCAGGTTATATTATGGCAGTTAAAGACCTGCTACTAGTAGACCTAGACACAGTAACAGAACCTAAGGAGGTTGCATGATTATCCCAGCCGGTCATCGTGTTCTAGTTAAACAAACTGACTATGACGAACATGACGAAGTTTTCAAATCTGCTAAAGCAATGGGTATTGAAGTTGTTAAAGATAAACAAGTTCGGTATCAAGCAAGTGTAGATGAGGGTACCATCATTGCCGTAGGACCCACCGCGTGGAAAGACTTTGGTGGAGATTGGGCAGCAATTGGTGACAAGATTGTCTTTGCTAAAAATGCAGGCAAGGTTGTCAAAGACCCTGAAGATGAGGATACACACTATGTGGTCCTTAATGATGAAGACATTGTAGCTGTAATTAAAGGATAATTATGACAACCGAGAACCAAACCCCAGAAGGTACTGTACAACCACAAGAGAACCAGCGAGAGTATACACCAGTAGAGATTGAGGCTATCGAGCAAGGTTGGATTCCTAAAGAGGAATTTGACGGTGATCCAGCCCTATTTATTGATGCTCCTGAGTTCGTGCGACGTGGAGAACTGTTTCGCAAAATTGAAACACAATCTCGTGAGCTGAAAGCTGTACGAAATGCCCTTGAAGCGATGAAGGTTCATCACTCAAAGGTTAAAGAAGCTGAGTACAATCGTGCTCTTAAGTCACTACAAGAGGCCCGTAGACAGGCTGTAGTTGATGGAGAACATGAGCGTGCCTTTGCCTTAGAAGAGAAGATCGACGAGATCAAGGAAGAGAAGCAGCAAATTGTAGATGCTGCTCAGGAACCTGTTGTACAGGAAGATACATACACACCTCAATTCCAATCATGGGTTGAACGCAATAACTGGTATGAGACAAATGATGTTATGCGGGCTACTGCCGATGCTCTAGGAATTAGGTTACACAAACAAGGGCTTTCTCCAGAGGAAGTCTTGCGGAAGGTAGAAGTGGAGATCAAAAAGGAATTTGCACACAAATTCAAAACTCCTGCTTCTAACCGTCCAAACCCGGTGGAGTCACCAACTCGTTCTGGCGGAACAAACGATAATTTTTCAATGACCGCGCAAGAAAAAGACATTATGCAAAAGATTGTACGAACCGGCGTTATGACTGAAGCCGAGTACATTAAAGAACTAAAGTCCACCCGTAAATAAGGAGATTATATGACTCGTGGTGCAAACAGCGCAAGTGCGCAACGTCCTAAGCGTACCCCTATTAATGGGCGGAATGTTCTAACTGTAACTGGCAAAGAGCCGGGCTATGTTTATCGAATTGTAAATGATGCTGGAGACAGAGTTCAACAATTCCTTGATGCGGGCTATGAAAAAGTTCTTGCCAACGATGTACAAGTTGGTGATAAAAGAATTAATTCAGCTAGCCCAGAAGGTTCAGTTGCTCAAGTAAGTGTTGGTAATGGTGAAAAGGCGATAGTTATGCGTATTCGTGAAGAATGGTATAAGGAAGACCAACAAGCCAAACAAGCTCACGTAGATCAACTAGAACAGACAATTAAACAAAATGTTTCTGGTGCTGATTACGGAACCGTGAAGATTTCTCGCGGACAAACCTAAATCTAAAATGCGCCGGAAGCCTTATTTGGAGAAATAACTATGGCTAGTGTTCTAGCAGGTTTTCGGCCTGTAAAACATATGAATGGCTCTGCCTATAATGGGCAAGTCAATCGCTATATGATTAGTGCGTCTGACTCACAGGCCACTAACGTAGGCGACTTTGTTCAACTGTCGGGTGACGACGCGCTGGTAGATAACGCTGCTGGCTTTGGTGTGTATCCCGCTGTTGAACGTATTGGTTCGGGTACTGCGGTACCTATTGTCGGTGTTATTGTAGGTTTTGAGCCTGATTACTCAAACCTAAATACACCTAACTATCGCGCAGCTTCAACTCGACGAGTTGCTCTAGTTGCAGATGCTAATGACATTATCTTTGCTGGTCCACAAGACGGCACTGGTGGTGTTGTAGCGGCAGCTTCTGTTGGACTAAACGTTGCCATTAACCTTGGCACCGCTGGTACTTCAGGTGCTTATGCTTCAGGTATGTCGGTAGATAGTTCAACTGTTGCCCTTACTGCGACTCTGCCACTGCAGATTCTTGGTGTAACTGTTGCTCCTGACAATGATGTCACATCAACTTCTCGTCCAGCCGAACTGCTTGTACGTGTTAACACACAGGCATTCCGAGCCGCTGGTCTAGCCGGTGTATAAGGAGTAATTTATGTCAATTATCAATAGTGGAAGTTTTGCAAAAGCCCTATGGCCTGGCGTTAACGCTTGGTACGGTAAGGCTTACAGTGAGTATCCAGTTGAATGGACCAAGCTGTTTGAACAATTTAAGTCAACTCGTCAGTTTGAAGAGGATGTTGGTGTTTCAAGCTTCGGCCTAGCGGTCGTTAAGCCTGAAGGCGCTCCAATTTACTACGATTCTGAGCGTCAAGCGTTCATCACTCGCTATCAGCATGTGACATACGCCCTTGGTTTCATTATCACTCGTGAAATCATGGAAGATGACCAGTATGATGTTGTCGGTCAGCGTAAGGCTCAAGGTCTTGCGTTCTCGATGCGTCAATCGAAGGAAATCATCGCTGCAAACGTGTACAACCGTGCTTTCAACTCCAGCTACACTGGTGGTGATGGTAAGGAACTTATGGCAACAGATCACCCTCTGTTTGCTGGTGGCACATGGGCTAACGAACTATCGACTGCTGCTGACCTGTCAGAAGCATCCCTAGAACAAGCTCACATTGATATTGCTGGTTTCACAAATGACCGTGGTCTTCTAATCTCTGTCCGTCCTAAGGCTCTGATTATCCCACGTCAACTAATGTTTGAAGCCAAGCGTATCACTGCCCCAACTGGCCGTCCTGGTACCGATACCAACGACGTTAACGCCATGAAGGCAATGGGTCTGGTTCCTGAGGTTGTTGTTAACCATTATCTAACAGACACCGATGCGTGGTTCCTGCGTACTGATGCGCCTCACGGCATGAAGTACTTTGAGCGTCGTGGTGACTCGTTTGATATGGATAACGATTTCGATACAGAGAATGCCAAGTACAAGGCTACTGCTCGTTACAGCTTCGGCTGGACCGATCCACGTGGTCTGTTTGGTTCTCCTGGTGCGTAATTGAATTAGGCGTTGGGTTCGGAGACGACCTCCGATTAAATGGAATAATCCAGCCCACCCTTTTAAGGAGAATTTATGGCGGTATCAAATCCAAACATGAGTTACCCACGTCCGCGTGGCAGTCAATGCAAGATCATTCCGATTGCTCGTACAGACAGCTCCACACTGAAATGTGTCCTACCTAAGGATGCTATTATCATTGGAGTTTATGTACATCAAACAGTGAATGCCTCTACTGCGGCTGGTGCTTTCAACCTAGGTTGGAGCGGCGCGACGACAGGTATCATCAATGCCTTTAGCATGGCTACTACTGCGGTTGGTTATACAACTGCTGGAACTGCTACAGGTGCACAGGTAGGCGTAAAGCTAGATTCTGACAAGCAAGTGATTGCTACTTACACAGTAGGTTCATCTACTGCCGGTGGCACAGGCTATGTCAAGATTGAGTACTTCATCGCAGGCCCTGGCGAAGGATACGACGATTAATATTACAGGGGGAGTTACATCCCCCTATTTTCTAAGGGGAATTCATGGGAGCTGCTCACAGGACTGCAAATGCAACTGTAGGTGCACATGATGCTAAAGCGGTCACAGCCAGTGACTCCACAATTATTGAAGTCACGCGTGGCTTGTATGTTGGAGGTCTTGGTGATGTCGCAGTTCGTATGGCAGACGGCACTTCTGTTACATTTTCAAACGTTGCAAATGGAACACTGTTACCAATTCAAGTAGACAAAGTTCTTTCAACTGGAACAACTGCAACACTTATTCTAGCACTTTATTAAAGGATACTTATGGCTACTTTTACAAAATTCAATGCATTCGTAGAAAACGTTGCTGAAGGGGTACACAATCTCGGAAGCAACCAACTTGTTATTGCATTGACAAATACTGCGCCAAGCGCAGCTAACTCCGTATTAGCGGACATTACTCAGATTACATATACAAACTTATCAAGTAGAAACGTAACTACTTCTTCAAGTTCACAGACAAGCGGCACGTATAGTCTTGTATGTAATGATCTTGTTCTGACGGCTTCTGGCGGCTCAGTAGGTCCTTTCCGCTACGCTGTGTTATATAATGACACACCAACTTCTCCAACCGACCCATTAATTGGTTACTGGGACTATGGTTCATCTGTTACGCTTGCCAGTGGAGAAACATTTACTGTTGATTTCGGAGCTAACGTACTAACACTAGTGTAATGGCAACACTGAGACTAACTCACCGTACAACTCCGATTAGTGGGGGCTCATCTGGAACATTGGATTCAGACTGGGCCGCCAGATCAACTGCGTCCGGTGTTTTCTTTACGCAGAACTTCGATACCGATGCGTCGGTCACAAACAATATCTGGACTGAATCTAATAGAGTTCGCCGGGATACGCTGTTAAAGCGCAGCGGTAGCGGCGCGGTGCGCTTCGACAAGCCTGCCAGCGACGGCGCTTCGTCTGGTCAGATCAGACTGCGTTTCGATGGAGTAAACAGCACGAGCGGATCAAGCTCGGTAACGCGAGGAAATGGCACCGAAACGTGGTACCAATGTACCATCTATACGCCTGAAGGCATCCTCCGCTGGAAACCGGAGCACACGGTCGGTTCTGGTGATGGAGGTATGAAATACCTGTGGGTTAGTGGTGGAGGCAGTAGCTCCAACACGGTGGCTGAAATCGTGGTCACCAACCTAGCGTACACAGGTTTTCCAGTTCCGTACTACCAAGACGGAAGTAGCTTTGCCGACTTTTACCAATACAACGTGAGCACACCAAACACGGGCAGTGGTGGTAACATCCGTCTGACTCCGGCAATCAATGATGGCTCACCTACAACACCTACAACTGACAAGCAGTACAAGCAGCGGTATGGCCTGTTATACGCAGACAACACTCCTGGTGGTGGCCTGTCGTGGACGCCAAGCCCAGGTGATACATACGTTGCTGGTTATCCAGACCCAGACGCCTTACAGTCCGGCCTACCGCCACTGACACGCGACGGTTGGACAACTCTTATGTTAAGAGTAAAGATTGGCACATTAGGTACGGCAAGTAGTGAAGTGGATTTTTGGGCAGGTCCTCCTGGAGAAACCCCAGTAAAAATTATTTCTGCAACAAATGTGACTCTTGGAAATGAACCTCATGGGGCGTTTTGGCATGCAGCATACGATACCGAACGCACACCAAATAGTTCTGGAGTGCCCGATACATTTACGCTCGCTACTGAGTTTATTGCATCGTCGCAAGCAATTGCGTGGCCGGCAGTTAAGAGTCGTCCAGCATGGGTTGAGGCGCTTCCATTGCTGACCTGGTCGCAGGTGCCCAACACCTCCATTCAATCACTCGGGTCCGCGTCGGGTTACGGCATCACGGCCTACTCGGGTGCGTTTGCTACCCACACGGGCATCGGCTTCTTCGGCGGTGGCCACTCCGACTACAGCGGCAACGAGGTCCTGTACTGCGACTTGAGCGCGGC